GCCGTTAAAACGCTAAAAAGCATTTACGGTGAGTCTACCAGATTTGCATCTGGCTTACCAATTCAGGTTTCTACGGAAATCTGGTTGAGAAGGGATAGATATAATTATCCTTTAGCTCTCCGAAGTTTTAAAACCTTTTTAAGGGGTTCAAAACTTGAAAGGAAATGTGCTTTGAGTCTACTTCGAGTTTTTGAAGTAGTTACTCTTAGCCCGGTGAAAGATATTTCCACTATCACTGAACCCTCTTCGGGTGGTGATAACTGGAATAAGGTTCACTCTAAGACTTTCAAAAGTTTTCTGAAAATCTCGCCTTTTGGCCAAAGATTAAAGAAGATGTTTGAGGGGAAAATGGAATCGGTTTTAGAGGACCGCGAAAGCGATCTCCCAAAACTGCACTTTACTTCGAAGAAGGGTGTTAAAGGGCCATCAATTGGCACACTTCATACCCAAGCTCGTTCGGTAATACGACAATCCAGAATTGGTGAGGTTGACAACAACCTCATTAGCAAACTCGAAGAGTTCGCTGCAATATTTGGGCGTACTGACTGGAAGGAGCTCTTGTTAGCTTCGGCTAATATTCATCCTTTACAGGTGAATGTTAGTGGTGCAGGGCCAATCCCTTTAGTTAAGGACATCTATAAGTTTAAGAATTCCGAAGAAGATCGAGTACTAAACTATTTAGGAAAGATCTCATTTCTTCCCGATAAAGGGGGTAAAACGAGAATTGTCGCAATTGGTAACTATTGGATACAAGAACTTCTTAAGGAGCTCCATGATATACTGTATAGTATATTAAGGGATCTTCCTTGTGATGGTACTTATGACCAAGAGTCTCAAGCTTCTAGGGTAAAAGAATCTACTCTTACCTATAGAAACTGGAGTTATGACCTATCTGCAGCTACTGACCGTACTCCTATTGAACCGCAGGTTGAGGTGTTAAATCACTTGATGCCCGGTTTAGGGGATAAGTGGATGTCTATCATCCAAGGAATTGGATTTGTAGTTGATTCTGAGGTTATTTATTATAAGGTAGGTCAGCCTATGGGACTTTATAGTTCCTGGGCAACCTTTACCCTTACGCATCATTGTTTAACACAATATAGCGCTTGGTTGGAGGGTCTTCATGAATTTGAAGACTATGCCATTTTAGGAGATGACTTTTCCGTTTGGAATGAAAGAGTGGCTTATCGCTACTCTTGCATCATGACCTCTACATTAAATGTAAAGGTTAATAAACAAAAAAGTTATGAACCAGATCCTAGCTGTCCCGATTTACGAGTAGCAGAATTTGCTAAACGTGTATTCGTGAATGGTGAAGAAATAACTGGTACTCCGCCTGGTGTTATTACTAATGCCTATGGTGACATCGGTGAACTTCCTACACTTCTATTGAATTTAACCACTAAAGGTATAAATTCGGCTCAAATCTGTTTGCTTCGTTTACTTAACGAGGTTTACACTTTTAAATGCAAATCCGAAAAGTTCAAGGGCTTCGCTCATAAGCTCGTTCATATTAGCGAACTATGCCAGAATGCATCTTTATGGGATGTTAAACCGACTAGTGTTCTGAAATACGAACTTAACCATATCACAAAGGATGTGGTGCTAGAAGCAAGAATTGCTCTAGTCAGTGAGAAAATAAAGAAACCTGATAAAGGTGACTTTATCCCTCCTGATTATTTCGAAGCTTGCAAACGTCTTGGTTTTGATGAAGTATTCTCTCTTAGTGGTAGAGGTCCATTATTTCCGTCTATGGAGGATTTAATGTCCCCTAAACAGGGATATTCTTCTCCATCAGATGGAGATGAACAGCCTGTCTTAGAGCAGAAGGAATTTACTTTCCCTTCTGATCCGGTGGTCAGTTTCCGTTTCTATTTGTTTGTTATCTATAAAACTATCGCTTTCACGCACTTTACGCAGATGGTGGATCTCCACAGGAAGCTTAAAGAAGCTATCTACCTTATCAATGAAGCTCCTGAAGAGGAGCCCGATGATAATGAAGACATTAATCTTTATATTAATGCTTTAGAATTCATCCCATTGCCTAAGTTCGAGAAGATTGCGGAAGGTTTTGTGGATAACACAGCTAGACGCAAAATGCGTAATAGCTTTACCAAACGTATAACGTCTCTTATTATCGCTCGGGGCAAAGCGCAAGAGGTCCTTAATCAGGATGAACA